GTGCCATTATATCCGTCCTTTGTTGACTCTGCGATTCTCACCGCCCAATCATTTAACACGATTTAGTATGATTTAACATACACTAACCGTATCATTTACTATACACTATACACCTTTTAAGTAATATGTCAAGTGATTAGGATATAAAAAAGCCCCATACTCATATTGAATATAGGGCTTGAACGACAAAGTTGGCGGTCGTTTATAATTCAAATACTTTAGCTAAAATATCTTTATGGTATGAATTGACATAGCCATAGCGTTCATCTTCCACTTTTCTTACTTCAACATTTGATTCAATGCTTAATTTCTTTGCTACTCTACTATATGCTTGAGCTTGTGTAATAGTTGGCTTAATGCCTTTTATATTAGCATACGCAATAACACTAAAGTAATCTTGAACGTATTCAAGTTGCTTTTGTGAAGTCTGTTGAATCTGAAGCAATGGTATAAGTTGCTTAAACATTTCTGCAACAATAGCTTTACCAAAATCAGCTAAATCAGACTTAGTAACAACTTCCGCATTTTGCGTAGGCTGTGCGTTCATTCTATAAATATCAGCGGCATTCTTTCCAAGACCTTGCTCAATTATTACTAAAGTTTCTTCAAGTGTATAATTAGCTGGATTCATTGGGGAGCTTAACGACATTTTGTCGTCAATTGACTGCATTTTGCCGTTAAGCTTCTTAATCCATCTTTGAATACTTGTTACATCTTTCCCTACTGATTCAGCAATCATCTTTGTTGTCATAGACACTCCAAAAAAATGGCTTTACTGATACTCGCTGGCAGCGTTCGGGTAGACTAACCCTAGTATCAATAAAACCATCTATAACTTAACACTAGTCTAAGTGTTTGTCAATCAGCCCTGCCAGAATTGATTGACCTATTTAATATACTTCATTTATGCTTAGTTATCAACTTCTTGCGCTTCTTACCTTAGACACTGGAATATTGCCTCCACGTTCTAGGCGCTGGGTAAATGTCTCGTACGGTACGATACCCTCTCCACGTATACGGCGCTCTTTTGGAGTCTCTCCGTTAATCACAGTTTCCGGATTGCACCTGCAATTAATGTCATGAGCTGCGACGCCTGTCATGCGTGGTGCTGCTCCTGTTGCTTCTGGATCTGACAAGTGGAATACGCCATCTTTATCTGCAAGCTTGCCGTCCATTGCTATGTGACTTTCTCGTGTGCGACTATCAATTGTAGAGTTCCACATCTTGCCATAGTCAACGCCTAGATCATCAAGTAGTAGTAAATGGTCAACATAAGCTTGAGACTGTATGCGCCCGCCTTCTGTCCGTGCTACAAGTACAGCGTTACCAAATGCGCGATCAGTGCGTGACGTTATTTCTTTAGCTATCTTTGCATAAGAATAACCCTGATTTAATCCGCGTGTTACTGTGCCTAGAATATCGTCAGCATACTTGCCTAGATTCTGCTTTACTGTTTCGTCAAAAGCTTTACCGTAGAAGTTAGAGTATAGCGCATCGCTTACAAGCCTGACCTTTGCACCACCTGTTAGTGGTATGCCAAAGCCTTGATTATATGCCCATGCATAGCCGTTGTATTCGGTTGTATAAAGCTTTACTCCACCTGCTTCAAGGTTAGATATGTCAGTCATTGCGCCAATCTTTGCTTGCTCTGTTACAAGATCATTAAGCTTTTTCATGCGTCCATATTTGAACGCTTCAGCCTTTGAGACATAAATGACATTGCCAATTTCAGCGCTCTTGACTGGTGTTATACTTGCTTGATCCCATAGATCACGAACGCCTGTAAGGATCTCTTTGCGCCGTGCTAAGTAATTAGCTTTTGTAAGCGCATCAAGATTAGCAAGCTCTGCTTCTATGAGTTTAGCTATCTGATCTAGTAGGCTTTGTACTGTCAATTAGTATCGTCCTCTATATCTTCATCATTGCTAGATATATCGTTGCTTGAATCATTATCGCTATCGTTGTTTACTTGCTCTACATTTTGCAGAACCATTGTATTTGCTAGCCTATCAAGTTCTTCCTGAATGTTAGGCACAATGTCACGGGGAAATAGTCCGATAATAGATTCGTCGGAAAGTATGCCTTTAAGGTTGCCTGCTGTTACGCTTAGCGCTTCAAGATCTGAAGGAATGTTACGCTTAAATGAAATAGTTACTTGTTCCGGGGTGTAGTTTGTTATGGTCTTTGCATTTTCAAGGAGCATAAAGCGTCTTTGTAGTCCTTTGCTAAAATATGCCTCAATATCGGCTGCCTTGAACTCCATAGGAAGCATCTTCATCTTTAATGCTATTCCGCTTGAAACTCCTAAGCTATCGTCATTAGGATTTATTACCATAGCTAGATCATATATTAAACGCTCAAATCTATCTGCGCTTTCTGATATATCGTTGCCACGTGAAGGCTTTGTAATAAAACCTACAGCGTTGTTAACGTTGCTTACTTCACCGCCTTGACCTAATCCATCAAACATCCTTATTTCTGCTATTCTCTGATCTGCTGTTTTGCCGTTTTCATCTTTAGTTACATTGTCAATTTTCTTTAATAGTGCAAGGTAAGCATTTGCAAAGCGTTCATTCTCGTTTGCATAGTTTGAGCTTATTATCTTGTCATGCTCGTTTATAATAGGAATAACTTTTTCAAACAATGGGCGTCTATCAGCATTAATATAAAATGGAGATACTGGAACCGCATTAAATGGATGGTCTTTCCTTCCTGCCTCTGTCCATATTCCATTATTAAGTGACTCATACTCTACGTAGTGATCTTTATAGTAAATAGTCATTATATAAGTCTTAGTCATTGTTAGATCGTCTGATTCAGTTGTAACTATATGCACAAAAGCAATAATCTTTTCATCTAGCGTATTGTCATATACCACACATCCAGTTTCTGGACGAATACGGTACTGCCTGATTGTCTTTGCTTCCTCATCTACCCTTAAAAGCTCATAGCCTACTCCACAAGTAAGCGCATCCGTGGCAATCTCACCTGTTTTAAGAGGCTCATTGTTAGCCATAAATAGTTCATTAAGTTGCTCAGCATACTTGCCACTTGTCTGATAAGTGATATAGTTAGGCTTGAACATATAGCCTTTCATAGTGTCAACTATCTTACCTACAAAAGCGCAAGGAACTCGATTATCTGGCTTTGCTTTATTGGTTGCATCTATAATTGCTGGATTATCTGCCTCGTAATATCTATGGTAACCTAGAAACACACGTGAGTCTGAAGCGATTCTATTATTTATAAGCTGTATTTGTTCCTGTGATAATTCACCATTTTCTTGAAGTGTCATGTCGTACCTCTGTATGAAATACTATACACATATTAAGTATTTTGTCAAATACCTATGCTTGACGGGTCAAAAGTGCTTATGCTTAGCGTATCACTTGATCCTATGTCATGCTGCAACATATATCGTACGCTATCGATACAGTTATGAACTAATATGCCATTTGCAAAAAATTCGTGTTCGCCTTCAACTGTTATATCATAAACATCATGTTTTCCATTTAGAAGTACTAGCTGCACATGTCCTAGAGCAAAATCTTCTTTTATCATATTTTGAGCATATATATTCTTTGCTGCAACATTCACATATTTTAGTAATATTATCATATCCTTGATCTCTTCTATACTTAGACTTACACGCATTACTGCAAAATCTTCCACGAATATTCTTTCTATCCCCGATATATTGTTTATTACAACATTGGCATGTCTTTTCAATAGGCTCTTTTTTAATAAATCCAATATCTTTTGCATGCTGTTTATGCCATTCGATGCCTTCTTTTGATGCGTGCCACGCCTTTGTTTTATCTCTAATATTGTCAAGATTTTTACACATCTGGATATATCTTTCTTCAGTAATTTCATGAAGACCACTATGTTTATGTTTATCAACTTTCTGTAAATTGCTAATTTCATTGTTAAAGGTATTACCGTCAATATGGTGTATAACCATTCCTTTTTCAATTTTCCCATGTAGTTTTTCCCAAATATATACATGAAGTCTTTTTCTAAGCGCTCCATTTCTGTAATATAATCTATCTTCTCTGCGCTTTGAGTCTTTCCATCTTCTAAAGATATATCCATCATATTCAATACATTCTGGTGCTTCCATAAATTACCTCGTTGTTCTAATAATGGCATACCATAACTAAGCGTGTCAAGCCTTCTAAAATAATCACCTGAATAAATATAATGGTTGTCTGTACATATTAAGATTTTTCCGCTTTTAGTTATAAGTTTATATGTTTGCTTGTTTATTCCAGATTTCCATTGCTGCAAGCACTTTCTATATCCATTTCTGGTTAGTATCATATCGCCTATTTTAATATCTTTGATTTTAACATTACCGTTTATAGTAGCTATATATGTATCACCATGCAAGCAATGGTTGTCTTTATCTGGATAGCGTGATATTACAATGCCATTTCTATCCACGTCTAAGGCATAGTTTACAAACTCTTTTGCTGCTAATGGACATCGTATAGGGTCGATTATTATATTTTCAAGATCGCTTAGCCATTTTAATCCATGTTCAATACTACCAGCGCCTTTTTTGCAACCGATTATATTTACCCCATAATCGTCACACATCTCTGAAATACTTTTAGGCTCGGCACTATCCGCAATCGTAAGCATACGCTTTTCTTGAGTGGTTAGCCTTTCAGCAAGCTTCCTGTTTGATATACCGATACCTGCAATCTCTTTGAATAGGTAAACAGTTCGCTTCTTAGCGCTGTAGTGTGCCCGCAAGAATACAACTGGATCAACCGCATAGCCCCAGTCAATGCCTTGCCGTATCTGGGCAAACTCTTTTATTTCTTCGTCTGTTATCTCTCTAATAGTGACATTGTTAAATACCTCTAGCCCTGTTCCTGTCTCTTCACCTAGATACTCGTGTCTATAGGCTGCTTCATTTACGGTCTTTAAGTGTTCAGCGTCTACTATGAAACGTTCACCTAGCCATGATTTTGGTACGCTTCTATAGTCTGAATCGTGTACAAGCTTCTTAGCCTTTGGGATCTTTACTTGCTGGTTTACCCATGACCTAGCACTTTTAGGCGGATTAAATGAAAAGAACGCTGTACGCTCATGGTCTTCACCTCTGAATAATGATTGTAAAATATTGCGTACTTCCTCATATCCAGAGAACTGATCAACCTCTTCAAACCATGCGTATTTTATATATCCTTCACCTAGATTGATTGATTTTACCTTTAGCGGATTATCTGCACCCTTGAATATAATCTTTTGCCCTGTAGGTATGTAAATAGCTTGCATAGGCGATACCATGAATCTAAACATACCTTCAACGCCTAGCTTTGTAGCTGCCCATTTCATTTGTCCATAGACTGAATCTCTAAGCTCGTTATCGTAGCGCCTGCATACTAAAGCGTTAGCGCCTGCGTTCCTGATTATGCCTAGGATTATCTCACATGATATGAAGCTTGACTTAGTGCTCCCTCTACCACCCTTACACCATACTTCATCACATCCAGTTGTCTTAATTGCTTTGTGGAGATTATAGAATGATGGTGCAATAGCTTCAGATAGTTTAGTCATTTGTTAATGATACCGTTGTTTCCTTTGCAATTGCTTTAGATGCAGATACGCTTTTATCATGACAATCAATATAGCCTTGTGAATTAGCCTGCATCATCTTTATTCTTGCTAAATCTTCTGCTACAGCTATTTTCATTACTTCTATCAAGTCACATGATGATTTAGGTTTATATTTATCTATTTCTAGTGCTTCTTTCATATCAATAGTAATATTAGAATACTGCTTTGAGCCTTTTACGCCTCTTTCGTTAAGTGTATCTGTAAATCTAACGCGCTTTTGTTTTGCTACTAATCGAACGTCTGAAGGTATTTCTAATAGCTTTTCTTTAAGTACTCCTACAGCCCATCTTTGAAATGGAATTGCTTTTGGCATTGTTGAAATCATACAAAACATTACTACGCCTTCAAGATTTAAGAATAATGTCTGCCTACGTCTTTCTTGTCCATTTATTGACATACGCAAAAAACGTATCTCACTATATCCTTCAAATCTATCTCCGTTCCTTGACATTGTATCGCTTACAGTACGGCTAGGGTTATCATAGCCTAGTGCTTTTGCTACATCTATAGCAGGAATCCACTGTTCCCCGTCTATCTCTTCACGCCGCACTTCAACATCTTCAAATAAAACTACTGCATTGCCAGTTTTCATATATACCTCTTGCATATACTATACATACTTTTAGGTATATTGTCAAATATGTATTTATTCACCTATATCGTCAATGATTGTCACCATGCCAGTTACGCCGATGTCCTGCTTTACGCTTCCCTCTGTACGCTCTAGGTATATCTTCATAGCGTTAGTATCGCCGTCTACTGCTTTTAGTATGATCTTTCGATATATCGCTTCTTTAGCTGATACGGTCTCGCCAGTGTCTAAGTCAACACGCATTTGCTCGGCAAGGGCTGCTAGAGCTATTCCGCCAGTGCGTTCTATAGGCGGTCTGCCTTTAAGGTTGTTAGTAGTCCCCTTTTTGCATCCCCGCTTTTTTTTTGTTTCTTTTTGGTTATCTAAAACTGCCATAATTACACCCCTATAAATATTGAGTATGATTATAAGCTCTTTTTGTTATTGTGTCAAACAAAAGCAAAAACCGGTATCTCTACCGGCTTAGTCTATTTCAATATTATTACTGCTACCGATTCAAGTACGGCTAATCCGTCCTGTTCCTCGATATAATCTAAGGTCTTCATGTTCCTGTTGTTAGCTCTTACTACTGGATTGTAGTTTTTTCTATATCCATACTCGCTGTAAAGTAGCTTCCAGATATCTGCAAATTGCTCATTGTGCTTATTAGCGTATTCTCTTACAAGTTTGTTTATGTGCATACGTGGCGATATTTCTGGAGCTGGTAAAAGTGCTTGTCTTTCTTCTACACGCTTTTCAATAGTAGATACTCTTGTTTCCATGTTTTGCATTACCATAGTTACA